TATGTTTAGATGGATTATGAATAAAATTGATGATTGGCGTTTTGAGCGCGAATTTCAAAAACGCAAAAAAGAACTTATGGAGCTTGATCCTTTTATTTACGATATTCCTGATGAAGTAAAACACAAAGATCCAACCCGATATAATACTTGGGAATCTAAAGGTAAAGATATAGATTTTTAATATGGTTTTAATCAATAGATTCAATGCCTCAACTCTTTTACCGAGTATAAAAGATTTAAGAGGTTGTTGGGTAAATGGTGTTTTTGATACAAAAATGGCAGGAGGTTGTAATATTTTTGGTTATGATACAACAGTTTGGGATAAAGTAAAAAAAGAAGAAAAATTTATGTTTTCTACTGCTTTGTTCTCTGATCCTGTCTTTCAAACTCTAGCAAAAAAGTTATACTTCAGAGATTTAGAAGATGTATATTTTTCAGGCACTTCAGGAAGCGATGCTGTTGAAGTATCAATTAGAGCTGCATATAATATTAATAAAAATTCTAAAATAGCTTGTAGACAAGGCGCGTGGCATGGTGGAACTTTATTTGCCAGTAATTTAGGAAGTCATCCATATTTTGATGTTTATAAAGATATGTTTAATTTTGGTATTGTCAGAAAACCTGAAAAGATATTTCGTGGTTACAAAACTATTTCTGAATTAGTAAATTCAGATGTTGAGTTTTTAAAACAAAATAAGGACGTAGGTGTATTTATTGTTGAACCTATACCTTCAATTAATTATGGATTGAGCTATAAATTTGATAGACCTGATGCTTATAATAACTTAAGAGAATATTGCACTGAAAATAATATTATTTTAATTTTTGATGAAGTAATGTCTGGTTTCAAAACTGGTAAAAAATATTTCACAGAGCATCTTGAAATAGATCCAGATTTTTTATGTTTAGCAAAAGGATTAACTGCTGGAGTAATACCTTTTAGTGCTGTTTTAGCAAGAAAAGGGTATCTCAATGATTTAGCTCATGGACATACTTGGTCTGGTAATTTTATAGGTGCTGTTGCTGCATCACATACTATAGATTATTTTTATGAAAATCTTCCTAATTTACACGAACTTACTCAAGAATTTAATAAATATTTTGATCATGTATTAGGATCATATTTTTCTATCAACAAAGATAAGATTAAAAATTCTCCAAGAGTAATTATGCCTTCTGTCAGCGAATATGATAACGTTGTATTACAAATTCCATCTAATACCCCTAAAAAACATTTTCAAATGCTATTAAAACAGATTATGCCATGACAAGAAGAATTAAAAAACCATTAAAGGATTTTTTTGATAATCACTCTTTGACAGATGCTGAAAAATCTTTTATATTAGGTTGTATTCAGGCACAGAATAAATTTCCACAACTTACCCACCGTCAATGGCAGATAGTTTGTGAGATAAAAGAGAGATATAAAAATGTCAAAATACCCAGGAGTTAAGAGATTACCAAGTGGTAAAATCGACTATAGAGGAAAAAAGTTTGATGGATTCAACAAACCAAGAAGATCAGACCGACCAGAGAAAAAAGGCATGGTGTTGGCAAAAGAAGGCGAAAAAATTCGACTTATACACTTCGGAGATGCGTCAATGGGGCATAACTACTCTCCAGAAGCGAGAAAAAGTTTTAAAGCCCGTCATGCAAGAAACATCGCCAAAGGAAAAATGTCAGCAGCTTATTGGGCTGACAAAGTGTATTGGGCAGGACCTGGTGGATCTAAAAAATCGCCTCCAAAAGGTCAGAAACTCACCAGAGGAATAAAACGTAGAACATGAGCAACAGAACTTTTAGAATTTTAGGACTTTTATTTATAGCAGCTTTTTATTTTGCTGCTTTACCCTATGTATATGCAGAAACTACTACTGCTACTGTACAAGACCACTATAAAACCGTTACAAAGTCAGTTCCGTATACTGAAACTACTTGCGAACTTATAGATGTTCCTATCTACGGACAATCTAATCAAGGAGCTTCGACCACTGACTTGTTATTTGGAGCATTAATTGGTGGAGCTATCGGTAATAATATCCCAGGCGAAAAGAATGGTGGAGCAGCAGGAGCTGTTGTAGGCACTATTATTGCTAATGAGGCAGGCAAGAATAAACAGGTTGTAACAGGATACCGTAGAGAAGAACAGTGTAAAGATATTACACGTTATCAAAATGTAACTGATCAAGTTTATTCACACTCTACTATTACTTTTACTTCTGGTGGACGTACCAGAACAATTAGGTTCTATGAATGAGACGCGGCGGTTCATCTATCACAAGATATATTGAATCCAGAATTACTCTACTTAAAAATGATTTACAATTAGCTTCTGATACATACGATAAAATGTGGTATAAGCGTTTGATTCAAGAATTAGACTGGGCTCTTGAAATGGAGTCTAAACCTACTCAAAACTGTACATTAAGTAAGCGAGAAATAGAATGAATACATTAGAAAAAACTTGTAAAACTTGTGGACATGATTGTCATTGTTTAGGCGGTGAATGTCCTCACTGTGTAAATGACGTATGTGAAACTTGTAATTGTGGAACAACCCAGTCCGAAAAGGACATCCCAACTTCTTTTATTAATCCAAATACATAATTTATGTCTGACAAAACAATTAAATTCCATTTAATTAAGAGTCTTCCAGAAGATCTTATTTTAGCACCTGTGTCTTCAAAAAAACTTATTCCAGAATGGTTTAAGCATATTCCGCCTAAAGTTAATAATAATGGCGAAGAAATTCCTAGTGTAAAAAAATGTATCCCATTTCTAGATGCAATGTCTATGGGGTACACTCTTTTAATGCACATAGACGTAGTAATTCAACAACTTGAAAATGGCGAAATTAGGCTACCCTATCTTGATGAAGAACACAAACAAGTTTTAGAGGCCCATAAACCGATTGAAACACATCCTTCTATTCAAGCTATGGGTTCAGTTTTTGAATCTATGCCTATTCTTAAGTATATGAATCCATGGACTATTGAAACCCCAAAAGATTACTCACTACTATTTCTTCCACCAATAAATAGACTTGAGAATCCGATCATTCCACTTGTAGGTTTTGTGGATACAGATACATACATTAATGTTGTAAATATTCCTTTTATACACACAGGACTTGAACCTGGAAAACAGGTAGTCATTTCTGCAGGCACTCCTATATGTCAGATTATACCGATCAAACGCGATAACTGGACAAGTAAAGTAACACTGTATGATAATCGACAGCTAAAAGCTGTTGAAAAACAAAGAAAACAAATGTGGGCAGATGTTAGAGACGATTATTATGCTAAACATCTGCACAAAAAGAAAGGATATAACTAATGGATTTAGTAAAATTAAGAGAACAACTTGAGATTGATGAAGGTGTAAAATATGATATCTATCTTGATCATCTTGGTTATCCAACTTTTGGTATTGGACACCTTATCACAGAAGATGATCCAGAACATGGCCAACCTGTTGGAACAGAAGTTTCTAAAGAACGAGTAGAAGAAGCTTTTGAAAAAGACTGTGAATGGGTTGTCAGAGACTGTCATAAACTTTATGATAGTTTTGATGATCTACCAGAAGAAGTACAACAAATTGTTGCTAACATGATGTTTAATCTTGGCTATCCTCGCTTATCAGCATTCAAAGGAATGAAGGCAGGTGTTGACTCACAAGATTGGAATGAAGCAGCAGATCAAATGGTTGACTCTCGCTGGTACAGACAAGTCGGTGCTCGTGCTGAAAGACTTGTTGAACGTATGAGAGCTTTAGCTTAGGAGGAATAAATGCTAAAAAGACTACTTATCGCAAGTGCTTTTGCGCTTGCATCTTTTTCTGCTTTTGCAGCTGACCCTGTAAAAGTTGGATTTATTTATGTTGGTCCGATTGGGGATCACGGTTGGACCTATCGTCACGATATTGGTCGTCAACAAGTTGAAGAACATTTTGGTGATCAAGTTGAAACAATTTATCTAGAATCTGTTTCTGAAGGACCTGACACTGAACGCGCTCTTCGCATGATGATTCAAGAAGGTGCTGATATTATTTTTACTACCTCATTTGGATTTATGGATCCAACACTACGAGTAGCAAAAGAAAATCCTGATATATATTTTGAGCACGCAACTGGTTTTAAACGTCATGATAATATGTCAACCTATGGTTTGAGACTTTATCAAGCGCGTCATGTGCAAGGCGTAATTGCAGGACTGATGACAAAAACAAACAAAATTTGTTATGTCGCCGCTTTCCCAATTCCAGAGGTAATTCGGGAAATCAATACCTATTATCTTGGTGCAAAATCTGTTAACCCTGATGTAGATATTGATATTGTTTGGGTAAATACTTGGTACGATCCAGGCAAAGAATCACAAGCTGCAGAAGTTATGATTGCAGACGGATGTGATATGGTTGCTCAACATACTGATTCACCCGCACCACTTCAAGCTGCACAAAAAGCAGGAGTTCTTGGTTTCGGACAAGCATCAGATCAAATTAAGTTTGCACCAAAAGCACAGTTGACTGCTACTATTGATAACTGGGGTCCTTACTA